CCCGTCCACACACACCGCCCCCACCACCAAATCACCGCCCCCCGGGACGTGAAGAGGGGCTTAACTCGCTTTGCTGCAGTGCACACAGACATTTTATTGAACATAATTAAGCAAAAATTTATAGGTGACCACAAATAATATAATATAGCTAAGATAACATATTATTATAAAGCAAAGGAGGTGATAGCATGACAAAAGCAAGCAAGCAGGCCAAAGGCAAGCTGGCTGACATAGATGCCCTATATGACAGCTATGAGCAGGCAAGCCTGAAAAGGCAGCGCACACAGACTGTGCTTAAGGCAAGCAGCATGTCCATTAGGCAGACAGTGCGCCAGCTACTGCAGAAGAAAGACAGGGTGCTACTGGCGGCGATTACGAAGTATTATGTGGACAATTATTGGGCAGGCTCCGACAAGCAGAAGGCATACAGGCAGACAAGGATGCGGATACTGACGGCAGTCAGCACGAAGAATTCGGGCATCTCTGTCAGCAAGGACAACGAAGGCCGCGTCTGGCTGATAAAGGGCTAAAGGCATAAAGGCATAGGGGACACACACTGCAAGATGGCAGGCTTTTCAATTTTTGGCCTGCATGGTGCTTAGGGCACCTCAGGGCAGGACCCTAAGCACTTGGGCTAAGGCCCAGTTAGGAGGTGATAGGCATGGCGGAGATAAGGCCTGAAGAGCGCCTGAATGTGATTGAGGCCGTGCTGCGCATACTGGACCCTGATGAGGTGAGTGATGAGAGGGTTGAAACGTTCGCGGTAGCTGCATCATTGTATAGGGCGTGGGTAGACGCGAAGAGGCAACTCTAAGGCACCTGGGCAACACATGGGCACAGCGGACCAATGACCTGGGTCTCGGGACTGGGCGGGCCCAGCGAGGTAGGCCAGTAACACACAGGTGGTGATGGACACATGGTAACAGAGGCAGAGATAGAGGAGTGGTGGAATGACCTGGCAAGGGCCATCATGGGAGATGAGGATGAGGAAGAAGCACGAAAGGCCTATGAGAAGGCGCGCTTAGTCTGGGACATAGACTAAGTACTGTGGACCTGTGACCCGGGTAGTCTGGACTGGAGACCCCGGCGAGGTGTGCCAGTGGACACATAGGAGGTGGTAGTATGCAAGATGTAGTGGAGGTACTGGAAGAGCTGGTAGACGAGGGTGTATGGGAAGATATGGACGAGGCTTGGTTTGAGTGGGAGTTACGGGGGCGAAGGCACAGGCACCGGGGTTAACAGCCCCTACCTGTGCCGAGGACCCTACTGGCGTGTGCATACAACTTATTAGGTTCACCTCATAGTGGTAGGGCGCCCTATCAATTTTGTATTAACTTGTTACCACATACCCCGTGAACGAGGTGTGAGGAAAATCATGTGTCCATTTACAAAAACTATTTATAATTCACCCATGGCGACATGTTACCAGTCACCCAGGCCGGTATATCAAGGGACCTTGCTCAAAATTATAGTGTTAATACATTTTGCATGATTTGTAAGCACTTGTATTACGACCACTCTCGATTTGTATTACAAACAGCTCACAACTTCAAGTTAACGTCTTACATCGTAATACATCATAGTGAACATAGTGAGGGCTTTGTATACATGGGTGAGCATTGTTACATTATGTACATCCAGTTGAACATAGTGTGTGTTGTTACATCCAGTTAACACAGTATACCCAGGCCAGGATATTTAAGAACCTTAACTTCTGTTTGTTGTATTACAAATGCAGTGATTTGTATTACAGTTGTCAAACACTCCTGTCCCATGCTCCCTTAGGTACCAAAAATTATTTAAATTTAAAGAATTAATATCTTTTAAAAGAGAAATAAATAAATGACCTGTAAACAAAGGAAATGGAGGGGAGATGAGCAATGGATAGAGAGGAGTATTGGGAGTTGGTAAAAGAGATAGCAAGAGAACTGGGTATAGAAATCCAGGAAGCGAGGCAAGTTGTTCGAGGGATACGATGGCAAGGGGAGGTGAGAGAGCATGGATGAGTTGGCTGTAGTGGTGGATACCGTCGTGAGGAGCGAGTGTGGAGAGGAAGTTGTATCGGAGATAGGGCGAGAGAAGTTCCTGGTCAGGGATGAGGTGGTTCAGATGGTTGTAGTGTATGTTGAGGAAGCATTAGGAGAAAAGGAGGTGAGTGCACATGGAACAGGAAGAAGTTGAAAAGAGGAAGGAATTGCTATATGAAGCCGTAGCTGAGTGGCTTGGGAAGGGAAACTACGACTACACAGTAGACTGGTATTGCGGTGAAGGTGATAAGGAGGCAGTGGAATTTTTAGAGGCTTGTGAAAGTGAGATAAGGAGAATTGCAGAAGAAGTGGAGGAAGAGATAATGAAGAGGGTAGAGAAGGTTGTATGCAAGAGGTGAGTGAGCATGTGCATGTGCATGGATGTGGAGTTGGTGATAAGGTTGCTGAAGCACACGACAAAGTGCCTTGAGGAGGCGAAGACAGTGTTGGATAGGGACTGTGTGATTGAGTTGATGAGGGAAGCGGTAACTGCGGTAGAACTGGTGCATGAGCATGTGCAGAGGAGTGTGTATGAGGATGGGAGATTGGATATGGATGCCGTGGTACAAAGTGTATTGGGAGGTGATGAGGAATGAAAGCGGAGTGTATGGCCCGGGTATTGGAGAAGATGGTGCAGGAAGGTAAGTTCAGGGATATGGACGAGGCCCTAAATGGTGTGTTCAGGGACCGCCAGAGAATCTGGGAGCTGGGGCGAAAGCACCGTGCATCTATGGGCCTGGGACCGTGGGCGTACGACAAGCCCAAGCACCCTGAGCGACCGAAGAAAACTGCCCCGGTACCCAAGCGGACAAAGCGAGATGAGGAAGTGGAGCGGTTGGCAAAGGAATATGCGGAGGTGCTACGGGGTTAGGTCCCGTAACCGGCTGGGTGACTCACCACCACCCAGCTGGCTTGGGAGCTTTGGGCTCCCTAGGAGGTGTGTGTAGATGGGAGAAAAGGAAGAAGAGGTAGTGGGCGGTACTGCCACGAGGGCACAAAGCCCTCAGAGCCTGGCGCAGGTGTATGGGAAGTATGAGAAGGAGAGTTTGGAGCGAGCTCGTGGGCGAGGGCAAAACAAACTGGGTGTGACAAACGCCCAGATACGCAGTGCAGTAAAGGAGCTGATGCAGGGACGGAAGCAACTGGTATTGGCGGCGGTAGTTCGGGCGATTGGCGAGAGCTATGGTGTACAGAAAGAGAGGATGGGGCAGTTGAGGATACGGGTGGTAGGCGCGCTGGACACGAAGAACGCAGCGTATGAACTGGTGAAGGAGCAGGGGGTAGTGTATATACGCCCCAAGTGAGGTGGTGAAGATGAAGGTAGCAGAACTGGAAGAGGCAGAGGTAGCTGAGAAGGTATGGGAGCTGGTGCAGGCAATTAAGAACGTAAGCGAGGACGAGGTGGAACAGCAGCAGCATGCACTGAGGGTCGCAACATTCTTGCTGATGGCATTCACGAGTTCGGCGTATGAAGCGATAGGTGCGAGTGTGGTAGTGAAACAGTGCCTGTTGGACTTGCTGGAGCAGATGAACAAGGGGCGGAGGTAGGAAGATGAGGAGTGTGAGTCCAGAAGAGAGGGATTATATGAAGGGGTTGGCACAGGCAACCAAGAGGATAGAGGACGCGTTTCTGTCGTCCTCTGATACTTTTGTTAAGGAGTCCCTGAAGGAAGCGCTGGAACTATTGAAGGCGAGGGTACTGTGGCCAGAGAAAGAGGCAGGACGAGATGGGATGTACTGCGAAAAGTGTGGACTGGTAATGTATGCAAGAGGTGTGAAAAAGTGCCCTGTATGCGGCAGTAAGCAATGGTACTTCATAACAGACCACTGGCAACCACCAGTGCTTTATGGTTCGGTGGAGAGGAAGGTATGCGAGAGTTGCGGAGCGATAGTGTATGGTGACATAGAGTTGTGCCCGAAGTGTGAGGGTAAGTTAGTACGTGCAGAGTAGGGAGGCGGTAGCACATGGATGAGATGGAGTATATGGAGGGACTGGTAGAAGTGAAAAGGCTCGTAGAAGCAATGGGCCCGGGCAACACTCGGGCCCTGGACCTACTGAAGGAGCGGATTCGATGGCCAAAGATGTCGGGATACAAACCAGGGATGTACTGTGAGGACTGTGGCTTAATAGTGTATTCGGAGGCGACTGTAGGGCGATGCCCAAGGTGTGGAAGCTATGGGTGGTACTTTATCATGGATAACTGGCAACCAAAAGCACAGTTCGGTAGTGTAACAAAGAGAGTCTGTGCCAGGTGCAAAGCGATTGTATTTGTGAACGAGAAACTGGAGAGATGCCCGGTGTGTGGGTATGATGGAGGTGAACTTGGAGGTGAAGAACATGTGTGAACTGAGGGAGGTAAAGCATATGTGGCCAGCAACGATTGAAGGAAAGCGGGGAATGTATTGCGAGCGGTGCGGTACCGTAGTGTATTCACGGGTATACAGACTACAGCCAAAGTGGAGATGCCCAGTGTGCGAGAGCAGTGACTTTTTCTTCATTGTAGAAGAGGAGTGGCAGCCTAAGGTGCAGTACGGGAGTGTGCCATACAAGGTGTGTGTGGAGTGCGGCACCATTGTGTATGGAACGTTAAACAAGTGCCCTGAGTGCGGAGGGAGGTTAGCACAATGATTGAGTTGAGCTGGAACATGAGTACGGGAGACGTGGATGTGTTGCAGAACAGGAGCTTGATTGGTGTGGTCAGGAACGTAGAGAAGTTGGAGGTACATAAACATGGAGAAGTGATACTAACACATGCCCGTGGTACAGTGACGATATATGATGTGCAGGCGATAAGGTACATAGGCGAGGAGGGAAGTAGCAATGGCGATGAGACTGAATGAAAAGGCAAGTCGGGTATTGGTGAAGTTCAGAAACAGAACAGAAGCAGAGTTTGAGAACACAACCATCGACTACGCTAATAGGGTGGTACGGGTAGTACACCCCGGACGTCAGATTGTGATACCATTTGAGGCAGTAAACATGGTGGTAATGGAGGTGAGTGAGCAGTGAGACAGTTACTCGGGCCGGCGCAACTATGTGAACCCCGGCGAACCCACCATTGGTGCCTGATGTTCCTGAGTTCGGGAATGTTTGAGAAGGCGGATGTACGAATCCAGGAGCTGGAACAGACACTCAGGCAGTGGGACGACTTACCACTGGATATGAGGATACCAGATGCAGAGCAAAACATGCGAGATGAGTTACGGGGTCTAAGGTGGGCGGTAAAAACGACGTGCCCACTAAATGCAGTGCTGATAGTGGAGCCACCAGAAGAAGACCCAGATTTGGACAAGGAAAGAGAGGAGATTAGAAGGATGATTTACAGTAGGATGTTCGGACTGGAGGTAAGGTACCATGAGTAACAAAGAACTGATACCTGTGCAGTTTGTGGGTGCGAAAGAACCTGTATACGTAACGCGAGAGCAGTTAGAACGGGACAAAGAGGAGTGGAAGCGGCGCGTTGGATATGGAGTGTGGAAGAAGAAGACCAAGAGGTCATACAGGGTAGTCCGGGTAAGTAAGCAAGAAATCTATGAGGTGATACGTCAGCTATTGTTTGAGGAGCAGTTAGACAAGATACTGTTGGATGCAGTCGTGGCTACGGTGTGTGATTTAAAGAGGACCGGGGCAGAGAAGAGGGTGCGAGCGAAAACGAGAAAGTTGGTACAGGGACTCAAGCACATGGAGTTAGTGGTGATAGATGGTAGGGAGTGGATTATGATGAAAAGCAAGGTAAAGGAGGTGGTGAAGGAGTGAGTGCACAGGGAAGTACGCCCCGGGACCAGGCACTATGGCTGTTTGGTGAGTTAGCAAAGAGGGATACGGGTGTCAAGAAGTTAGAGAGCAAGTTGAAGCAGAGGTTCGTGGGTCAGAGGCTGGATGATGCAAAGGCTTTGGCGGTGTTAATGGCGACAGATCAGGTGGATAGTGCAGAGGAAATGAAGGAGGCGGGCATACACACGTTGACGGAGTTGGATATGTGTGTTGTGAAGACATTGTGTATAGAGGTAGATGAGACAGATGTAGATGTTATGTTTGGGTAGTGTTAGGAGGTGATGCATATGAAAATAGGTGTGACCATAAATTTGGGAAATTACGAAAGTCTGAGAGTTGAGTCCAGTGAGCGTGAACGATGGCAAGACGCGGCGGAAGAACTGTTTGAGGCACTGTGGCGGATGAGAAAGGAGTGGGGCGTTGCTAAGTTCCTGGAGAAGGCGCTGTGGAGCGAGGTAAAAGCACGACTGCTCAAGGAAACAGTGGCAGCAGAGGAAAAAGGTGAAGGCGAAGATGAGGAAGAGGAAACTGACGGCTGAGTGGAGGGCAGACCTCCTCGATGAAGCTGTCTACCATTGGATATTGTATGGTGAACTGCAGGACCTAATGGACAGGCTTCGGTGCGAGGACGATAGTTCGGATGCCGATTACATTGAGGAGCATGAGGCGGATATAGTGTCTATTGCGGTAGAGGTTCAAGAGATGGTGAAGGAGAAGATTAGGGCGATTGTAGAAAGTGAGGGAGATGGCGCGGAAGAGGAAGTTTAGTTCGGAGGAGCTGAGGCAGGATATTGTGCGGTTGGCAGAGGAGATTGGGAAGAACCGACTGTTGATAGCGGCGGTGGTCAGGACGTTGAGGATGGTGAAGCCTGAGAAGTACGCCCGCCTACAGGCCATTGAGGTGTTTCAGTGTGTGAAGAGGGAGGGAAGAGTGAGGCTGGTGAAGGATAGGCAGCATACGGGTAGATGGTGGGTGGAGGTCGGACCAGAGAGGCAGGTGGTGGTGCATGCGTTGCCGCGGAAGAAGAAAACGCCTCCGGATATTCTAAAGTGTCGTGGGTGCGGGCGGTTCATCGAGAAGACGGAGGAATGGGTCATTAACAAGATACCAGTGGGGATTTACAAGTGCAAGCACTGTGGAATGAAGAACATATGGCGGGGAGACCTGGATGTGTAGGTCTCCCTGGTGTATTTTATTTGGGTTGTGAATCTTTTTACAAAAGTTATTTTAATGTAAATAATGAACATATTGTAAGTGGTGAACAAAATGAAATCTCTTGTAATCTGTTCGGGTGGTATAGACAGTGTAACTGTGTTGTATTCGGAGGTCATAGAGCAGAGGCACGAGTGCACAGTTATTACGTTCCTTCACCCGGGGCGACATGACAAGGAGCTGGAGAGTGTGCGGTGGCATGCAGAGAGGTTGGGTATCGAGGTTGTAGAGTATAAATTGGATAAGTTGTGGGGTGCTGAGCTGAGGGGCCTGAGGCAAAAGCCCTGTAGGAATTTGGTGTTTGTTGCCTTGGCCGCTAATTATGCAAGTGCCCACGGAATTCCGTTGGTAGTGACGGGCATACATGCCATGGACGTGGAGTATTTGGATTGTCAGGAGAGGTTTGTGAAGAGGTATGAGGACCTGGTGTATGAACTGACGGATAGAAAGGTGATAGTGGGTACGCCATTTCTGCAGTGGTCCAAGGCAGAGATAATACGGCTGGGGTTGAAACTGGGTGTGCCCTACAAGCATACGTGGAGTTGTTATGAGAGGGGCGAGCGACATTGTGGAGAGTGTAGGAGTTGTAAGGAGCGGGTGCAGGGTTTTATGCAGGCGGGCATACCGCCTAGTGACTCGAGGGTATTACCATGAACACTGAGGATGAGAGTGTAGTGATTGTGGAAAGAGGATGAAGGGGTGGTTGCCTATGAAACTAGGTGATGAGCTTGTCTCTAAATTTCAAATCCACGAACAAATACACATAGGTTCTCCACTAACCAAAATAAACCCAGATGACAACACCGGAATTATTATCAGGCGTCGAGGTGCTGTTAAGTTCTATCGTTTGTCTGATTACTTGTCGGAGGAGAGTAGAGATGAATGAAGTAGAAGTGATATTGTTACGTCGCATCATGGCACCCGGGGATACGGCACCTGTGGATGTGTATAAGCGGGCGTCGTTCGGTCGGGAGGACTGGTTCAAGGCCATGAGCACCCATACCTGGATGCCAGCGTGGCCGGTACTCAGGAACGCAGGCACAAAACGTCAGTGTCTATTCCCATGTTATGTACTGCCTATAGAGGATGACCTGGACTATATCATGCAAACATTGCATCGGTGTGCAGTAGTCTTTAGGAGCGGGGGTAGTGTAGGTATGAACTTCTCGGTACTACGGCCCAGGGACTCGCCACTGAGCTCGGGAGGCACGGCAGCGGGCCCCGTGGCGTTTATGCGGATGTTCGATGCTGTCGCGGGTGTTATCTCGCAGAGTGGTGTGAGACGAGGGGGGTACATGATAGTGTTGGACCAGGACCATGAAGACATTGGGGAGTTTATGTCGTGTAAGGATAAGGAAGGTGAGCTGGCGAACATGAATATTTCGGTCAGGCTATTGGACCCAGGAGATAAGGAGTTTGTGGGGAAGTTAGCAAAGCACACGTGGAAGCTGGGTGAACCAGGGGTACTGTATGCAGAGCACATGGCGCCGTATAAGTGTGTGAATCTGTGTGTTGCGGCAGGGCAGAGGGTGCTGACCTACCGGGGTTGGGTTCCTATTGAGGAAGTACAGGTCGGGGACTATGTCATCGGACACGATGGTAAGTGGCACCGGGTAACGGCATGGTATTTCTCGGGGTTCAGGGAGTGTATCGAGATTAAGCCCTTGAACCGGCCGCCGGTGATAGTTACGCCTGACCATCCCGTGGTGCAGTGGAGGCATGCATATTTGACGATGAGGAAGGTGCCCGCGGAGACTGTATCCTTTGTCCATTATCAAGCGGCGCCCCTGGTTCAATGCGACGAAAGCGACCCGCGGTTCCAGCAAGGCTATGTAGATGGTCTGGTGTATGGAGATGGGAGTGTATATGTAAGTGGTGTTGGGAACTTGGGTGAGAGAGGAAAGAAGGTAGGTTGTGTGATGTTCGCAAGTAAAGACCGTGAGTTGGTAGAAGTAGTAGCTGAGCGGTGGGGCGTGAGTGTCCAGCGAAACACGAAAGGCTACTACCGCTGCACCACCATCCGACGCTCCATCTACAACTACTACAAAGACCGCAGCAAACTCAATCTACCAAGTCGCCCACTCCCTTACATCGCAGGTTTCATCGCTGGTATCACTGACGCAGAAGGGAGCATAGACCGTAACTTCGTTGTCGTCAGCAACACCGACCACGACCTCATTAACCAACTGTTCTATGCCTCCTTCCTCATCGGGCTGGTACCCCGGCAAATGGGTCATACAAAGAGTAGGGCTCGCAGAAGACAACATGATGAATATCGCATAGGGTGGGCGGCCTCGGAATTTAGATTGCCGACGCGGCGCGTCAGGCCAGCGGAGAATGTGCAGAATTATCGGGCGAGTAAGATACCTGTGACTAAGCGACCTGTAGGCGTGCGACCCACATATGATATTACGGTAGAGGGAGCCCATACGTTCGTTGTGGAGGGTGTGGTCGTAGGGAACTGTGGAGAAGTACCACTTGACCCATGGGGCGTATGCAATCTGGGTAGTGTGAACTTAGCGAAGTGTGTTAAGGACAGTGAGATGGATTGGGACTACCTCCAAGATGTGACACTACAACTCGGAGAGTTTCTGGACTTCCTCATCGATGTAAACGAGTACCCATTTGTCCAGATGGAGGAAAATGAAAAGAAGAACCGTCGCATTGGTGTCGGGGTGATGGGCTGGCACGAATGCCTGTGTGAGCTGGGACTTAGTTACCTGGACCCCCAGGCCCTGGACCTAGCGGGTGAGATTGCTCGTATGATGATGACAGTACTCACTGCACACTTCCCGAACAGTGCCCAGCACATGAGCATAGCACCCACAGGGACTATCAGTCTTCTATGTCGAACAACCCCGTCCATCGAACCCATCCACGCGCCCAGCTACACCGTCTACTCGCCCCAGGGTAACATCGAGGTCCAGTATCCCGTGTCCGACGTCACTGCCGACCAGGTCCCCTGGCGCACCCACATCGACATGCAAGCAGCCTGGCAACAACACATAGACGGTGCCATCAGCAAGACCGTCCTCCTGCCCCATGACTCCACCCCCGATACCGTCACTCAAGCCATCCTCTATGGCTACCAACGCAAACTCAAGGGCCTCACCCTCTACCGCATTGGTAGCCGAGAGCTGGAAGCCCAGTTCACTACGCCTACTGTACTCTCCGGTCGCACACTCCGCACTTCCACAGGCACTGGCAAACTATTTACGACCCTGAACTTCCAAGGTTCCCGACCCTACGAAACCTTCATTACCATCGGCCGTGCAGGTTCACTCACCCAATCCTTCACCGAAGCCATCGGCCGCCTAATCTCCCTATGCCTACAGCACCGCGTACCCCTCGCTGCTATCATCGACCAACTCCGTGGCATACGCTCTCCTGCACTCACCCACGACAAAGTCCTGGGTACCATAACCTCAGTCCCCGATGCTATTGCCAAGGCACTGGAGTACTTGAGCGGGGTCACAAGTGAACCGAGCACGAGCACCGGCGAGTGTCCCGTGTGTCATGGAGTAACTGTCATGAGCGAGGGTTGTGAGAGGTGTCCGAGCTGTGGGTGGAGTAGGTGTGAGTAGATTTACAAAATTTATTTAAATGAATGAAATGAATAAATTACTGTCAATTTGTTCATTGAACAAATTGACAAAAATGAACAGGAGGTGTTGTATATGGCAAGCCTAAGGGAAATATATAAGCAGTTTGAAAGCGAGAGCCTCGCCCGACTTTCGTCAGGGAGGTCAGGGAAAAGCGCGAAGATACGAGAGATGGTAGTGAAGTTGTTCGAGGACTTGAAGGCAGACAAGATATTGCTGGCGGCAGCATACCAGGCGGTTGCGAAGCATTTCGAGGAGAAGGGTGACAAGGTGGACAGGACTATGTTCACTGGTGTCATCCGCCGGTCGTTCCAGGTGGAAAAGGACGAGGAAACAGGGCGCCTATGGATACTGCGCCCGGGGGCATAAGCCCCGAGGAGGTGATGGGTGATGAGTGGCGTGGCAGAGAGCTATCTGAAGGCAGTCCAACTGGAGGAGGCGCCAAAGGCAAAGGAACTGGTGGATGCGTTTGTGAAGAGCGGAGAGATGGCAGCAGAGGTAGACTATGCGGCGCTGGGTAAGGACATCGGGCAGCTGTATGTGGCAATGAAGCAGTATGTGAAGAGGGTCGGTGCACCAGTTATGGTGCGGAAGAAGGGAAAGCAGTTGTTGTTGATGAGGGTAGATGACACGAGGAGGTGAGAGAATGGAGGTAGAGAAGGAGCTGGCAGAGATAGGCGTGAAGGACCCAGCGGCGAAGGTAAAAAAGATGAGGCAGAGTTTGCTGGAGGCGGGGGTAGCAGAGAGTGAGGTGGATAAGATAGTCCAGAGGAAGGTCAGGGAGTTTGTGAGTGCGAGCAAACGAGGTCTGAAGCCATGGCGAGGGTTGTGCCTGGGTGTGTCTGCCCTCCGGGACATACTCGCGGGGCTTAAAGCAGGCGCAATGGCGATGTATCAGGAGAACCCGGAGGCGGCGATTGCGCAGGGTGTCGTGCGGGTAGAGGGGTCGAGGGTGATACCCCTGGATACCCGCGAGACATTCGGCGAGGGCAGGACGAACCCTAACTATGGGAAGCCCCTGAAGGAGGTATTGCGGAGGACTGGGGTGTTCGTGGTTGACGGCGAGGTCGTGGTTGTGCAGGGGAAGTATGACGCGGAACCTGGCGTCGAGTATACGTTCTGGGGCCAGGGCAGTGGGCCTAGGATAACGGGTGCCAAGAGTTTTGTTCCTGTAGCCCAGGCACTGAGTGCACAGGACCTGTGGAAGCGGGCACTGGAGGCATGCGCCAAGTCCCCGATGTCAGTAGACATGGCGGACTTAGAGCAGGTCCAGGACAACACGTTCATAGCCATAATGGGCTGGGTAGCATATGCGACGGCAATGAGTGAGGGGATGTTCGCAGTGGTCATGGACTATGAGAGTGGTGCAGAGGTTGCGTGTTTCTGTTCGGGTGTTACGTCGATACCAGAGAAGGCACGGGTAATAGCGGTTGGTAGGAAGTTCACTACAGTCAGGGAGGGCGAACGGCGAATAGCCCTGGACACCGCAGCACTGGTGCATGACCCCGAGAGTGTTATGGACGAGGCGCTGAGTGAGCAGTTGGATGCAATATTGTTTGAGGAATAGGGGACGGGTGTCCCCTCTATTTCTTCCCTCGAGGTATGGAGAGCATGCGGGAGAGGGGTAGCCCCGAGTGGCAGTCGAATGCCATCTCCCGAGGAGGCGTGAGATGTGGAATAAGGATGTGGTGAAGGCAGATGTGAGTTTGTTTACGAAGCCAGCAAAGCAAGACATCACAGCCCTACGCATCGGGGTGTTCGGGCTTACGGGCTCAGGGAAATCGCACTTTGCACTGACGGCACCACCACCCGTGTTTGTGATTGACACAGAGAAAGGGGTACCGCCCCTGATACACAGACGCGGGTCGCCGTTCGGAGACAAGGACATAAGGGTAGCGGATGTGTTGGAGACGGATGAGTATGGGGACGTGGATTTGGTGAAGTCGCTGAGGAAGTGTGAGCAGGCAATTGAGGCCGCGGCGCGGTATGCCCACGAGCATCCAGAGGAGCGGGGAACGATAGTCTTGGACACGGCCAGTGAGCTTTGGGGCTGGTATGGGATTTGGCTTGAGAGTGAGGGAGCAACGCGGTTTACGAAGAGCGGAGAAATGTTGCGGGTAGAGTGGGGTAAGGTCAATAGACCATATACCCAGCAGATGTATAGGTTGATATTGAGTGGCTGGAACGTTGTGGTGACCGCAAAGGCACGGGAACTGTACACCCGGGGTGGTGAGCCCATGGGAGTGTATACGATGAGGGCACAGAAGGACACTGAACACTGGCTGGATGTGGTATTGGAGGCTCGTCATCTCGGCACCCACAGAGAGTTTAGGACTGTGAAGAACAGGCTCAAGGATACGGTAGAGGTGTTCAAGGACCCGAGCTGGTGTGATGTTTGGAGGAGTACGGTGGGTGAGGAACATGAGTGGTGTAGGCATGAGTTTAAGCATGAGTAGTGTATGCATAGGAGGTGAGAGACGTGATTGGAGACTCTAAGTATGAGTATCTGGCAAAAAGGTGTGTGGAGAAACTTGCAGAGAGGGAACATTTATACAATGTACCAGAGCCTCTGGAGTTGATGAGTGATGATGACTTTGTGCATATGTTGCGGGTGAAGGTGTTCAGGGTTCAGCAGGGCGTGGATATGAGGACGGTGTGTGATGACTTGGAGGACCTGATAGCATATGCTGTGGTGCTATTGGATAGGTGGCGGTCACGGGCTAAGCCCGCGAACACAGGAGGGGATGAGCAATGAAGTTCATGCCCATAGTTCCTGTGAGTTGTATGGACTTGCTGGATGACTGGGACAGTTTGTTCCTGTTACCAGATATGATGCTGGACGAACGGTATAACAGGTATGTTAGGTCCAGGCACTGGGACACAGTGATAGTTGAGAACGGGTACTATGAATTGGGTGAGTCACTGAGTGTGAGGTTTCTTGAGAAGATTGCGGGGATGCTGGATGCAGACAGGTGTTTAGTTGTTGGTCCAGAATCGGCAAGTGGTCAAGAAACAGTGTTTAGGAGTGTGCTGGTACTAGGGGCGAGGTACCCGGTGCTTACCATACTCAAGGGTGACGTCAAATACCTGTGGTCATTGCACCAGAGAGCACTGAGGTACGTGGGCCTGGTATCTAAGCCCACGCCCTATGAAGGTGACCAAGAGCCCTGGTACCTGGAGCGAATAAAAATGGTTAAGCACATCAAGGGTATGGCGCCGGATGTGTATGTGCATGCATTTGGGTGTGACTCCTTGAGTGAGCTACTAAATCTGAAGCAGGCAGGGGCAGACTCGTGTGACAGTTCCTTTGTATGTAGTAGGTCACTGGCCCGGGAGAGTTTGGATGCAGGACACAGTAAGAGGGTGGACCTGTGGGCACGGTACAGTGAGGAGGAGAAGCAGAGGATGAGGGAAGCACTGTTGGAGGTCAGACGCCTATGGATTTAACGGAGCTTAAGCACAGGCTCATGATTTGGAGGATTAGTAGGGCGAAGGAACGACAGCAGGTGTGGCAGACGGCAATGGTTGTGGCGGAAGAGGCAGCGGAGGTGCTGGAGTGTTTCAGTAAAGGGGAACGGGGGCGATTGGCAGAAGAACTGGCGGACGTAGTGATAGCGGCGGTGGACCTGGCGAATGTCATGGGAGTGGACCTTGAGGAGGCAATAGCACGGAAGTTGGATGATTTGGACCAACGCCCCGGGTTGCGGCACAGATAAGATGACGTGGCAAGAGTTCCTGACTACATGGTTGCTCGTGTCCATAGCATACTGGGTTGGCTGGTTAGTAGGTAAATTCGTGTGACATGACCAGAGAAGAAGCAATCATCGTGTTGATACTCGTACTCTGGGCTTGGTGCATGGGCTGGATACAAAGGAGTATAGCATATGACTTATATCTGGATTGATGGAACCTGGACAGTAAGGAATGGAGGTCCAATGGTAGTGTTGTTTTTGAGAGACACACGCTCCAAGGACCTGTATAAGTTGGGTGTACAGGGTTTCAGGCCATATTTTTGGGTTCCTAGCGGGACCGCGGTACCTGAGGCAGTGACTGCAGATGGCGCGCCAGCGGTCAAGGTGTTTGTGAAATTACCCAGTGATGTACCGCGGGAAAGGGCGAAGTACCCGAGGACGTGGGAGGCGGACGTGGTGTTTGATATGAGGTTTGTGATTGATAAGGGAGTGCAGTACGGATGCGACGTAGATGGGGATGTAGTCCCGGTGGACGTAGACCTGCAACTCCCCCGGTTCCACTATTTTGATACTGAGGTGGCGGCGCCCAGGGACCAGGTGCTTGAGGTTGTTGAGGCCAAGTACCCGGTGGTAAGTATTGCTACGTGGGACAGTTATTTGCGGAAGGCACGGGCATTCGTGTTGTGTGACTACCTTAGCGAAAAGGCTATGCTCGCGGACTGGGTGCGGTATGTAAGGGAAACGGACCCGGATGTCCTCACTGGCTGGTTCAGTGGGTCCCAAATCAGGCGCCACGGGTTCGATTTCCCCTATCTATACTTCCGCACCCGGCGCCTAGGTGTCAGGTTGCCCGCGCGCCTGGGGTCGGCGGGTCCATACCACTGTCCGGGGCGGCAGTTGGTGGATATGATGGAGATGTTTAAGCAGTGGAGCAAGCCTATGGGCGAGATGGAGGGATATGGGTTGAAGAGTGTGGCTAAGATGGTGGCGGGGTTTGAGTATGAGGATATGGGCGGGCGGATTAAGGAGTTGGTTAAGAAGGAAGAGTGGGATGTCCTGAGGGAGTATTGTGAGAATGACGTTGAGGCGATGGTCCGGATTGCAGAGGAAACTAGGATGTGGTGGACGTTTGAGGCGCTTAGGAAGTTGGTCGGCGTGAAGTTGGTTGATACTGCGAGCAGGCAGAGGATGATTGAGGTGCTGATGATGAGGCACGGCGCGGGGCCTCTGCCTACGCGGGAGAAGAGGCAGAAGAAGAAGTATACGGGGGCATATGTTCACCCGCCACCTAAGGGTGTGCATGAAAATGTGGCGGTTTATGATTATGCGAGTCTGTACCCGAGTATAATTATGGCGTATGGTGTGTCGCCAGATGTACAGGGTGTGTTTCCGAGGGTGATAAGGTCGTTGTTGGCGGAAAGGGAGAAGTTGAGGAAGAAGAGGTTGGAGGGGAGGGCGAGCTGGGTAGATGAGGTTACGGAAGTTGGGTTGAAGTTTAGTGCTAATGCATTCTATGGTGTGTTGGGCTCAGTGTCCTTTAGGATGTACAACCCGGAGTTAGCGGGTTTCATTACGGCTAAGGGCCAGGAACTCGTGAAAATGGTCGGTGCGACCCTCAAGGATAGGTGGCTGGCGGGAGATACGGATAGTGTGTTTATTAAGGTGAGGGACCTGAAGGAGGCGATGGAATTGGAGCGGGAGATTAATGAGAGGATTGAGCGGTGGGCGGAGGACCAGGGTGTGGAGTTTGGGAGTAGGGTCAAGTTTGAGAAGTTCTACAAGAGGCTGTTATTCAAAGCCAAGAAACGGTATATGGGTTGGTTGGTTTGGAAGGACGGGAGGGAGGTGGATAAGATAGATGTGGTGGGCATGGAGATTAGGAGGAGTGACGCGTCGAGGCTGACGAAGGAGTTGTTGGTGCAGTTCGCGGAGATGGTTCTGAGGGAGGGGCGTGTGGAGGAAGCGGTGGAGTTGGTGAAGAAGGTGTTGGTTGAGGTTTTAGAGGGGAAGAGGAAGGCGACGGAGGTGGCGGTGCCGCGAGGGTTGCATCAGACGGAGTATAAGTCGCATAACCCGTGGTTGGAGGGAGTGAAGAACGCGAGGGTGCTGTTGGGCCGGGCGTTGGACCCGTTTGGGAAGCCCAGGTTGCTTTACTGCGTGCGACCGGTGAGGGAGCTGTGTATTGATGAGAGTGTGACGGATGAGGAGCTGGAGAGGGTGGGTATTGAGGTAGATTGGCGGAAGACGGCGGAAGTGTGTGTGTTGAAGAAGTTTGAGAAGTTGGTTAAAATTGTGGAGGGAGAGGAGAAGTGAGTTTGGATGCGTTGGAAGATGAGGACCTGAGGGATAGGATATTACGGAGGGGGGACCCAAAGCAGTATGTAAGTGGCGGAATGCTGGGGACGTATGATTTTTGCCCCCGATGCTTTGAGTATGTGTTTCTGGAGGGTGTAAAGAGGGAGGTGACGGAGGAGGTGAGGCTTGGGAGTGAGTATCATAGGGCAATGAAAGAGTGGTTGTCGGGAACACGGAACTCGGTGGATGGGTTGAGTGTGGAGGTAGCGGAGTGGGTGGAATGGACGGTGGCTCTGGAAAAGAGGCGCGCGCGCTTGGGGTACAGGAGGCCGGTGATGCTCGAGCGGAAGTTGAGGGCGCCGGACCTGTTGATAGAGGGCCATCCTGACAGGGTAGACTGGCAGGAATATCCGAGGACACTGGCTGTGGTGGAGTATAAGACAGGGCATAAGGTATATGAGCGAGCGGTCAAACTGCAACTGGGGTTCTACGGAGTGCTGGTATCGGCGGTAACAGGTCTGGAGGTCGAGAGGTTGGTGATGATAAATCCGCGGTTGCAGGATGTGAGGATATGGGACTTCGATGAGGAGATTGTGAAGCAGGTAGCGAGGCTGGTTGCAAAGATTAGGCATGCGGTAGCGACGAATGAGTTCCCGGCGCGGTGTACCGTGGGTAAATGGAGAGTGTGTGGGTTGTGTCCGTTTGAACAGGTGATAGAGGAATGGTTTTAGGTGATGAAAGTGAGTGAAGTTAGTTTGGTAAAGAGAACGAGGCAAGGATATTTAAGGTCCTTAAAGAAAGATTGTTATAAAAGAAAATGAAACTTGAGTAAACAAAATGAATAAAATGAAAATAGGAGGCGATGGGAATATGTATGTGTATAAGTGTGCACACTTCGCGGCAGCCCACCGATTGCCTGGGCACCCGAAGTGTGGAGTGGTGCATGGACATAATTGGAAGGTAGAGGTGTGGGTACATGGCGATGTGGATTCGGGAACAGGGATGGTAGTGGATTTCGGAGTGATTGGGGAGCTGGCGCGTAGGCTGGACCACAAGTGCTTGTTGGACCAGCACGACGATATGAGGTATAAGTTACCGAGTGAGGCCGTTGAGGTCTTTGATGGGGCACCTACGTGTGAGAGGTTGGCACAGTGGTTCGCGGATGAGTTGCGGGTGAGGATGGAGTGTGTGAGGTTTATTAAGGTGAGGGTCTGGGAAAGCGAGGACGCGTATGCGTGTGTGCAGGTGGGCAGTAAGGGTTGTTGGTAGGAGGCACTGCAGGCATAACATAACAAGCATAGGTGATGAGCTATGAAGGTATGTGAAATCTTCGAGTCATGGCAAGGGGAGTTTCCGGCCGGGGTACCGTGTTTGTTCATCAGGTTACAGGGATGCAACCGACGACACAGTTGTCCGATTGAGTGTGATACCCAGTACGCATTGGACCCGGAGGGTGGTTTCGAGGTACCTTGGCGTCTGGTCGCACGGCTATGCAAGCAGTACCCCGGGCCAGTAGTCTTTACGGGTGGCGAACCACTATTGCAGTTGAGGGAGCTGAAGAAGGTGGTGCGGGCACTCCCCCGGGGTCAGCCAGTAATTGTGGAGACGAATGGAGATGTGCTTCCGGGTCACTGGTTGATGAGGCGGGCGGTTATGGTAGTGTCACCGAAGAGTGAGAAGACGTTGGAGAAGTGGGCGAGGTATACAGGTGTAGTTGTGAAGTTGGTCGTGGATGTTGAGGATGTTGAGGATGTAGGGCGGAAAACACGGTGGGCAGAGAGGGTAAGGGGCACGGCATTGTTGATGCCGTTGAGTAGGCCGGGGCGAAACCCGATTGAGCAGTGTGCCCGGTTAGTCATGCACCTTAGGACGAGGACCCGGCGCGTTGGTTTTGTGATGCGGATGCAGGAGGTGTTTGGCTTTAGATGACGACAGCGAAGTTACTCCCGGACATAGCAGCACAGAGGTTAAAGGAGCCGAAGCCATTGATAGTGGGTGTAAAGGATGTGCCAGTGATGAGGGTTTGGCAGGGTAGTGATGTCGTGACGAGGCAGTCAGCGTATGTGAGGCTGACGGACCGGCGGGGTATACACGCAAGTAGATTGGCGGGGGTGTTGATGAGGTGGGCTGAGGCAGAGTTGAGTCAGGGAAGTGTGCGGGCACTGGTCAGTGAACTGGAGCAGACACACCATACGTCTGTGACGTACATGTGTAAGTGGGAGTGTGTAGAGAGGGGCTTGGTGGTAAAGAGGAAGGTTGAGTATTCTGACGACTTGTACATGACAGTGGAACTGGGGTACGTGAGTACGTGTCCATGTGCCGCCGAGATGTGCAGGGTGGTGGGTGAGGGCATCCCACACCAGCAACGCTCAGTGATGAAGGTAACGACAGTGTGGGACAAGGATTTGGTGGATGTGTTGGCAGGGTTGTTTCTGATGCCTAAGACGGTGATGAAACGGGAGGAAGAGTTGGAGTGGTGTGTCAGGGCGAGTAAGCGGGAGTACCAGGTATTTGCAGAGGATGCAGCAAGGCGGATTGGACAGGCACTCGAGGAGGCGGGTATGGACGAATATTTGGTAGAGGTAGAACACCTGGAGAGTCTGCACCAACACTCGATGGTAGCGGTGAATAGGCGCGGGAGGTTTGTGTGAGATGGGCGTGCTGTATGTGGATACGAGGGAGCAGAAGTATAGGAAGATAGTAGCGAGGTTAGCTAGGTATGAGGGATTCGAGGTACAGGAGCGGCCACTGGAAATCGGGGACTATGCCACCGAGCACGCGGTGTGTGAGAGGAAGACGGCACAGGACCTGTTGCAGAGTAGTAAGCAGGGCAGGTTGTTTGTGCAGCTGGGTAAGGGGCTTACTACTGATAAGGAGTATATGTTGCTGGTCACGGGTATGTGTGAGCCAAAGGAAGCGGTCGCGGGTCTGCTGGCATCGGTACTGGCTCGGTATGGGTATCGGGTGCTGCACACGGAGGACCCGGTGTTTGGGTGCTGGGTCATGGTGAAGTGGATGAAGAAGGTGGAGCAGAGGGCAGTGGGGCGGCCACATAGGTTGCCAGGGGTAGTGTTGGTGGCGAAGTTGTTTGGGGTGAGTCTTACGACTGCAGAGGACCTGATGAGGAATTATCAGGGGCTACAGAGTGTGGTTGAGGCGTTGCAGACGAGACCAGAGAGGTTGAAGTTGGTGTATGGGATTGGCGATAAGAAGTTGGTGGAGATGAAGGAACGGGTAAAGAGGTGGAGGGTGGTGTATTAATGGCTATAATAGATGATGTCCTGGAGGAACTGCACCAACGACACGTCTACCTTGCCGATGTCTATGCCCCCTTCTACATGGCCTCCGTGGCCTGCCACTTCTTCAACCTCCACAACCAGCGCCACCGCTTCTACTGGGAAGGTCGGAACCTGCCATCTCTACGCCTGCATCTCATTTTTGTAGCGCCCCCGGGGTTCATGAAGACTTATTTCCTCGAGACCATGATACGCGGACCCTACTGCATACTGGGAAACACGGTGCGTAAGACCTTTGAGGCCACACTCACGGAGGCTGGGTTGATAGGGACGATAGGCAGTGTGAACGGGGTGCTGTGTGTAGAGGAAGGGGCAGCCAAAGAGTTTGCTGATGGCATCATCGGAGTAGATGAGTTTAGTGCCATCACCCGCATGATGAACACCCAGCACTCCGGACTGCTTGACACCCAACTTCTTTCACTCCTCGACTCCGGCTACGCCTACAAGCGCCTGGCCCATGGCAAAATCGAATACAACTCCCAATTCACACTTTGGGGTGGCGTCCAGCCAGCCCGCTACGACCTCACATCTGGCATGGGCCGCCGATTCTGCTTCCTGCTCTTCCTCCCCACTCGCCAGGACGCCGATAACTTACTGACCGCGTGGCACGAGTCCAAGGGGGTCGCGCCCGATAAGGAAGGGCTGGAGAAGTTATGGAGGAAGCTGAGGCAGTGGAAGGCGGAGATAGGTCAGATTGAGAGGTTGGAGTTTGATGAGGGGTTGCTACAGGAGTACAAGTCCCTGGGCATATATCCGTATGAGGGGACGCTGTTTGATAGGTTGTTGTTGGGATGGACACTGTTGAAGGGTGTGGAAAAGAGGGTGTTTGTAGCGCTGGATGATGATGAAGCCAGGGCACTGGTAAACAGGGAAATAGCGTGGCGGCGGCAGATTAGCATTGGTGGTGAGTTTAGGCAGGTGATTAAGTTGATTGAGGACGAGGGAGGAGAGGTTACGAGGAGTAAGTTGATGCAGGATGCGTTTATGTTAGGGTGGGACCTCCAGCAGTTGGTAGAAACGCTTAGGCTGATGGAGAGGATGAGGTTGGTGAGAGTAACGAAGGAGAAGGTTGTTTTGATAGGAGGTGGTAGGTAGTGGAGGAGTATTTATATGGGCGGTTAATGCAGGGTTTGGAGACGGCAAGACAGAAGCTCGGAGATGTGGTTGATTTCTTAAGTGCTAAAGTCCAGGGTAGACACGATGGTACATATCTTCTGCGGTTGTATTTCAGTTGTGAGATACAGCAGATGGTTGATGAGGTACTGATAGAGGGTACATATTGTGATGTGGTACCTGAGATTGGGTGTAGGATGGCGGTGGCACTGGTGCAGAGTATTCGGAAGGTGGTGTTGGCAGCTGGGACAGGCATGACGGGACCAGACATATTTCCGGACGTCGAGACCAGGTTAGATGCCAGTGTACCTGAGGGTGTCGTGTTGATGCATCCGAAGACCTTGCGTAACCTTTTGACAAGGAGGGACGATAGGTAATGAGCGAGGAACGGAGGTATCCGGAGAACTGCCCGGTGGGTGTTGTTAAGACGAGGTATAGGAGGTCACCGTGGGTAAGTGTGTATGTAAATGACCCGGAGCTGTTAGAGTTGGCGAGGAAGAAGGGGATTAATAAGTCTAAGCTGTTTACGGAGGCACTGAGGATTGTCTTGGACCAGGGAGAGCGGTCGCTGGTTGCTCTGCTGGAACTGGAGGAAACCAGAAATCAGGTGCTGCGGGTCCGCCAGAGGATTGCGGAGCTGAAGGAGGAGGTAAAGGCTAATGAGGAGTATTTACAGAGGTTAGAGGCGCATTTGGCGGAGCTGGAAGAGCAGGAGCGGCTGGTACGCCGGGCGAACAGGCTGAGTGAGCTGTTCATTGCGTTGAACAAGGTCTGTGTGGACAGTGGGTTTGATAGGTCGGTAGTAGAGACGTCCGCGGGTGAGGTGATTGAGGAGATTAGGAAGGAGTTCCCGGATTTCGACCTGGAGAAACATCTGGTGCGACTGAAAGAGTACATGAAGCCCTGGGACTAATGATATGAGGTCACTACCTGTTCCTCCTCACGTCCTACCTTCTGTTCTCCTTCCTATACTCCTCACCTCCACATACACCTCCTCACATCCTCACCAAACTCACTACCACTGTCGCTAATGTGCTTAACACCAACAACACCATCCTCAATATAAACCTGAACCTCGCCTCCGTTACTTCCTTAACCTCATCAATCTTCCCACACAATACCTTCATCTGCCCTTCCATGTCCTCTAACCTCTGCTCTATCCGCGCTACCTGCTTTGCCAACTCCACTAACTCCTCAAGAATTTCACTCATTCTTACCTCACCCTAAAGATTGTAGGCCAAGGCCATGACTTACCCTGTTTTAACCCCGTCCATATAGCTGAGCCCTCCCAATGGTCTTCTACCCATTCTTTAGCATCACTTAAGTAAGTCGAATCTACTACGTACCTTGTACCCTCTAACTCAAACATTCCAAGTCCTATTTGAACTCCAGCAGAACCCCCGCCATGGTCCCATAAGCCATTTTCGTGGTCTGTATCTCTTATCCACTGTACCTGGTCTGTATCCCAGTAGAACATTTTTATATTTGGGTCTTCCTCTTTCTTACCACGAATCAATCTCAAAACTCCATCCCACCATATAACATCAAAAGCATCTGCATAGGTCGGCCCACACTTATTGTTCAACATCCAAATTATTGGCAGACCCTCTGCGATTTCTGGAGATTCGACCCATTCATTCCCCTCCCATCTGAACCCGAAGTACCTGTTTGGCCCATAGTGCAAATCTGTCTCAGGGTCATACCAGCACCATCCACAACTCACCAAAATATACAACTCGCCTTCCATCCAAAATACCCTTACTCCTGGCCACCACCATTGCATGTTTCTTTCTGGATGGTCTGGGTCTTGAGGACAGGTTAGACCCTGTAACAGTGCATTGTCCTCTATCCACTTGTTCCAGGCCCATGTGTACGCTTTAAGACCTGTAGGAAAAAATCCTACAATTAACCGCCAAGTCCCATTATGCCAAAATACTTCTGGATGTCCACCGTCAAAGGACGGTGTCACACCCTCTACTATCTCTGGACACTCCTCCCAGTTCTGACCTATTTGTCCAATGAACCTGTAACCCTTCAACTTGTTTCCCCATCCGAAACCTACAATAGCATAGTATCCCGGAAGCAACGTAGGCCTCGTCCTAAAGTGCACCCTGTCTATATCAAATCGTGCTCGTTCCACCCTATTAGCGACTATTGTCATACCCTCACCACCAACACAATCGCACTCGCCGGTACCTTCTGCCCATTTCCCGTCACCGACTTTTTCAGTGCCAGCACTTCACCCTGACTGATATCTCCATTGCTAATTGTTCCAAAGCTCACAAAGTCATACGCATTCACCGACGAATCAAACGCCTTGCTACACAACTCCGTGGTTCCACTCCCATCGGCTCCCTTATTCACCACTGCCAACGTCGCATAGTCCGAACCCTGTCCAAAGCTTGAGTCCGGTACAATTCCTGCCTCTATCACTTCCAAGTCCTGCCACGCATACAGCAACGCCCTCTCCCACGTATCACTTGCCGCACCACACTCCGGTATGCGCACCACACTTGCCAGTGTCCTCAGCTTCGTCAACGTCGTCACTACCTCACTCGTACTCTCATCCACTACCTTAACTTCTCCCTCGTCCTCCTGGATGGACACTGCCTTTCCATTCGTCTCTGTCCCATGCAACTGCACCCGGGGCTTATTCCCAATCAACAATAATCTCGTCGGCATCTACACCACCTCCTAACACACATCACACCAACTCTCATCCCTCTTCAACACCATCAACTGACCCTCAACAACTAACTCCCCCTTCACCACCAATTCCTCATCATCATACAACATCACTACTTCGTGCACACCCGTCGGTACCTTAGCTCCCTCACCCTCCTTTACTTCTAAGTCCCTAATAAACCACTTAAAGTCCCACATGCTTAGTACCACCTACCTAGTCTCACATACCTCATACCTTCACCAACTTCAGCTTCACATCCCTCACATCCATCACTACACTCTCTACCTTATACACACTGTGTCCTGGTACATCCACCTTCATCGCCTCCTTCAGGTTCCTCAACGTCGTTGTCGCCTCTATCCAGGGCACCGGGGCACTCCTCATCGCAAGTTCCCGAGCCGCAAATGCGTTTGCGTCCTCCACCGTCTTAATCCTCATGTCATGCAACAACGTGCACTTGCCCGACGGGTTCCCGGCAACCCCTGTCACATTTCCCTGTCCCCGCACCACCACTCCATCACACTGTGTTGTCCCATCCTCCACATCCGCCACCACATGCAACTCCGCAACCTGCACCGCATCCCCAGACCTTGCACCCGCAATGTTAATCTTACGCCCCGGGCCAAACCAAATTTCCTTCTCCATATACTCCCTCGCCAGCTTCGTCACCACATCTAAGATATTGTCGTCCTTCACCGTAAATCTCTCAATTGTCATATCCTCAAAGTCATCCCCTACACTCCAACCCAGAGGACCCGCCACCGAGTTCACAATCTGGCTGGCCGTCTTTCCCGTGAATGTCGCCTCCAAAGAAAAGGGACTGCCTTCCGCAGTCTCTGACCCCAGGGGCGTTACTGACGGTTCTGGCAGTGCATATGGACGAACCCTCACCCTGTCTACCCAGAGCACCGCATCCAGTGCATGTGGATACAACGTAAACCCACACGCTCCATGACTAAAGTCCCCGCTCTCACCATCACATATCACACCATTCTCATGTACACCCTTCAACTTATTCCCACACACCCTAAACGACCACTTATACCAGTCATCTACTGGATATGTCGGCCCAGTACAAAGCGTCGTATACCCAGACATATGACTTGCGAACAACGCTCCTTTACTGGGCATCATCTCAAAGTACCCAAACTTCGCCGTCAAACTCTCCCGCCTTACCATCATACCCACGTCCATATCCCCCTCTGTTTTAACATCTGCCTCCAACGCATAATCAGTTCCATCAAAACCCCGCACCGTCACCACGTTATACCCAGCGGCATCCTCAAACCACACCTTCAGGTATCCATTCTCAAATGCCATAGACGCCAGAAAACCACCCTGCACCATAAACCAATCCTCCGGCGTCCCTGACTCACAATCAATGAACACCGGAAACACCGCGCTCCCACTGCCAACACCTCCTGCCGGTGCATCCGTATCAAAGTAACACCACACATACGACGTGCCCGCCGGTATCTCACTACACTTCACCCAAACCCCTGCCCAGTTCCCAGCCACATACTCCTCAATCCAATGTGGCAACACAACATTCTGACTATCCGCAAATACCAAGTCCCCAAAGTTCTCATCCATCCCCTCCTCCCAGTACACCGGCACATACACCGGGTAATCCCTGAGTACCCCACCCGCGTTATCAATCTTCACCTTAATCTTCTTCTTATGCCCACTCATCACCAGGTGCCGTTCCAACTCCCAAGCCAGCTCCTGGCACTCCACCTCCCAGTACTTATCTTGCCTCCTCTTTCTTCGTGTCACAAACCCCTCAAAAATCAAGCTTCCATCCCACCAAATCCCTACCTCCTGAAACAACTGCGGGGTCACAGTAACCGGTACCACGACCCTCGCATAGTTGAGCCTATCAAGTCTCAAATCAATCCTTAAATCCGATACCGGGACCTCAGACCCCGCAATCTTTACTGTCCACGTCATATGCCCCTAAGTGCCTACGCCCAATAATCCCTCATCAGCGTCAATGTACACTCCCGCCACTTCACCCACCCCGCTTTCCTATTTGCCTGCACCTTCTCCATCCTATACTTATCCACTGGTAGCTCCGGATAACTGGACTCCGTTACCTCCACCGGATTCGTCATCGCCATAAGCGTATCATATGTCGTCTGGTCCAACATACATACTACTTCTACCTCATCTGTCTCGAGCCCCAAATCAAAACAATACGGGTCCTGTCCCATCAACGGTATGTTCTGCAGTCTCCACTTCTTCCTCCTCATAATACTCCTTGCCTTCAGCTCCACCGTATTCGTCCCATCCGTCAGCCTAAACGTCATATCTACCTATATCTCCCATACCTCAACCTCGCCAACTCATCCACTGCCTCATCAACATCTGCTGTCTTTTCCACCGTCCCAATCATCACACTCTGATACACCGTCTGGGACTCCACAATCTGTGGCCCACCACCTGTTACCCCGGGGGCGATTGCCGCCGCACCCAGCGAGGTAATGAGCCCAAGCAACAGTGTCAGACCCGCCGTCAACATTGCAACCAAAATAATCGTTTTCCACAACCCCATATTCAGGATGCGCACACCTACCGATGCCAACAGTGCACCCAGTCGTGTCCTCATGAATGCCACCGCCAATCGACTATGTGCCATCACCGACATCCAGGCCGCAATCCTGTTCTTCACCAACACCAGCGTCTGCCTTATCACCATCAACGTGTACCTAGCCCCAGCAATCCGTGCCGACCACCACGTCCGCGACAACAACTTCAACCCTATGCTCGCCGCCCTACACGCTCCATGTGCCACATACAGTGCCATTGCCGCCGTCAGAACAACTGCCTGGAACACCGACAGAATCGGCAACAATATAGCGGCAGTAAGGCTGGCAACCAGCAAGCCGCCCCCGACCACCGCTAACCGGGCACCGAAGCGACCCCAAGCACTGTCCTGGCGCTCAATGCCCTTGGTCAAACTATCAAACATGTCGCCCAGACCCATCATCCGGAACACCAGACCCATCACAAACTCCCCGACTCTCAATATCACATCAATTACATCACGCCACTGTTCTAACCATCCCTTCACCCTATCCACGTTCTCCGCAACTGCAACACCCACACTCGCTGCCCCAACTACCAACGGTACCAGTGCTTCGACTACCACCGGGACCAACCTCGCCAAGGACTCCAACACACTACCCAGTGCCTGCATCAACTCCTCATTGGTAAACACCTCCACAGCAATTGCAATCAACAATGCCTTAAATCCTTCTACCACCGCCTGCAAATTCATCCACGCTTCCGGTAACCTCGCAATCAAGTCACCCAAGTTCAAGATACCCGTGGCAAACGGCCCAATGCCCACTGCCAACCCAAACGCATATGCCTTCGCCAACGTCTCACCCGCACTGGTCAAGTCCGCCAGGGGTCTGAGCAACAACTCAATCCCACGCCTAAACATGCGTATTGTGGTAAACCCACCGAAGAACACACCCAGCATACTCATTGCCGCCCAGGTCACACTCCAGGCTGTAGCCCTGAGACGCTGAGCCGCTGGAAGCAGGGCTCCCGCAGCACCACGCAACCCAGCCATCGCAGCCTCCAACCGGGTGTATGCCGGGGCAGACCTCTCCACCAAACTGTATGCCGCCCCAGTTACCGTCTTCCACCGAGAAACCTTGTCCACCACGTCCTTGACTGCCGCACTCTGTGCCTCATATGCCTTCGCCGGTATCTTCCCACTGGCCTCCAGCACCGTAGTGTACACCCGCCCTGCCCGAGTATTCGTAATCATCGTCCGCCGCGTAATCCGCTGTATAGACTCCAGTCCCGCCAGCTCCTTCATCGCCCGGGACACAGCGCGGGTCCCAACCAGTGTGAACCGAATCCTCACGGGTATCTCTTCTGCCATGGCCTTACCTCGCTACTTTCCTCAGCTCCTTCTCCTCCACCTTCTGCAACTCAGCCAAACACATAGAATCAAACGCCAACCTCTCAACCCACTCCTCAGGGTCATTCCACTCCACTAACTCTGAGGGTCGTGTACCAAATGCCTGGCCTACTGCGGCCAAAGCAACCAACAACTCCTTACTCCACGACCCGAAAGAAGTCGTCCTTAACCTCGAACTCAGACATCAACGCCAGGAACACCGCATACTGGTCCTCTCCTGGCATGTCATCGTATCCATGGGGCCCACTCACCAAGATGTGCTTCAACACACTTGTAGACCACTCCTCAAACACATTGGCCAACGCCCCGGTCACCTCGCGTGCCGCATCCGGGTCCAGGTTCTCAACGTCAGTTATGCCACTTGCCGCCGACAACTTCGTCATCAGGGCCATGTGCCTGGCACCAATTCGACCCACGGGGCGCTTAACCTCATACACACCACTTGGTGTTTGTACCTTCATAGCTTATCACCTCCTAAGCTAAACATGCAATCTAGTCCGGTATTATCTCTCCCTGCGTATTCTTCAACGTAGCCTTGAAATCACTACCCAGTATCCTATACGGAATCTCCCTGCTCGCATAGTCCCGACCTGTCATCTCCCAGCTACCCTCGACATACACACCCACCGGAATATCGAACTCCAGACTACATACCTGCCCACCACACTTCTGTTCGCACTGCACCTTCAGGTGTGCTTCAAACAACGGATTATCACTCGATATGCTCGTTGCACCTGCCTGCCCAAAAACCGCCTTTCTGAGCTCCGCCAGATGCTTCTCCGTAATCGTAATCGTACCACCCAACTCACCGACGCCATCCACTATCAGTGCGTCCCTTCTAAAACTATCCAACACAAACACATCATCCTTCAACGACCTATCAATACTCACCGTTACCTTCTCCACATGGTCTACCGTTACACCATCACTCAGTAACCGTGCATTCCAAAACACAAACGGCTGTCCGGACGCAAACGTAGGCTCCGAATATGCCTTCTCCTGAATGTCCTTTCCAATATATGTCGTCGAGAACTTCACAAACTCCTTCGCCTCAAATACGAACTCACTCCCCGTAAAACCACAACCCGCCAGTTCCCACTCGACATTGTTTTCCCCTAACCACAACGTCACCGGCGACGGGTCGTCCAGCGTAAACTCATGTGTATGCACATCACTGCTATTTGTATATGTGTAGCCGTTCTCACCAAACAGCGCCATCAACACCTCTCCAATCATCAACGGGTATACTGACATCTCGAGTCTGCCACCCACCTTCAGAGGCCCACCACTGGCAGCACCCGCGAAATACGACTCAATAGACTCATCATACATGGCACCCCTGTCCACTTCCACTGAAAATCTATGTACCCGTATTCCTTTCTTCGTCGATGCTGGCGTACCATACGTTGCCTCATTTCCTATTGCCGCATACCTTCCCATAGCCATGTCACACCACCTCCTAACTACTCTACATCAACCATCTCACTAACCACAAACTTCATACTAACAACATAAAAACCACCCTCGAGGACTACCCTCGTATCCTCCACCTTATACAACTCCGATGTTTCTACCTTCTCCAGTGCCCTCAGCATCTTTCTCATCCACTGCTCAATCTCTTCCACTTCCGCCAATACCACTGTAACCTCATATGTCCAATCTACCTGATAAGCACGTAACTCCCCAACACTAACTGGACACGAGTCCAAAGTTACGATGACCTCACCCCGAGGTACCTTCTCCTGAGGCCTTACATGTACAACGAACCCCTCACTTTCCAGTGCTTGCACAATCTTCTCTATCATCCTCTCCTCGCAATTGCAATTGCCCTCTCCAATATCACCCTGCTCCACGTCCCTATGTTTTCCTCGAAATACTTCCGCGCCGCCTTCATCATATCATCAAACGTCCTACTCGTGGTTGCTCTCACCCTACCACCTGGGACCAACCTATCAAAACAGACCACATAGTGCTTGCCCTCAATGCCTTTTCTCCCATACATAAGACTCAACGCATAATTAAACCCATCACGTCCAAGGCACGGCTTTACCTCAAACTTCACTGCCCTAGGCTCCACCCTATACGTCAGTGCTCGCTCCCACTGCTTAGTTACAGGAAGCCCCAGCCTACGTCTCACACCAAAGTATGAGGGGGTCATGCGGCGCCACCACAAACGCAGATGTTCGCCCACCGACCTCTGAATCCTATAGGCTGGTCGCCCCATGAATGCCTGCACCACATTGTCAGGTAACTTCTTCACGAACCTTGGAATCCGAATCCTCTTCACCTCAACATTTACCCACATTGCTACGCCTCCGTAACCCACATCACTCAACTTCCAATACCGACTCCCTGAGCTCAGCACCCCAGCCCTGCAACTCCACTTCCTTAAACCTCAGCTCCTCGTCCACCGGGGCGAACTGCGAGATAATCATATGCGCAATCTGCTTAAGTTGCTTGACCCGCAACTCACTGGTCGCAGGCACTGCACCAAGTGCCCGCTCTGCCATCGAGGTATACGCAACATAAGAAAAATAGGTGCCAAGGGCGATTATGCCCTGCACCTTAATGTCTTCGTCCGCTTCATACGGCTCCAGTACCTTCGCCGCCTTCTTAAGCTCCTGCACTATCGTCTCATCACTCAACAGGTCCTCAGTTGCCTCAGCTAACTCCCTACGAACCTGCAGCACGTAGTCCTCGGGTTTAATTGCCATTTCGTGCTTATGTCACTACGTTCGTTATCTTGTATATCCTCTTGTTCGTGGTGCCACCCTCCTCCTCAGGCATTATGAACGTCTTAAAGTACTGCGTTATCAGGTAACTGTCCCCGACACCAGGTATCCGTTCCTCCTCACTCGTAGGCACATCAGCACCCGTGTATGTGTAGTGGAATGCAGTCTCTGGACTGTTCACAACAACCAGTGCGTCGTCCGCCAGTTGCCTCGTTGGGAAGAACCCAATACCCCACTGTGCCTTCATGTAGTCTATGACACTGCGGTGTATGTTCTCTATTTCCGTGAGCTTCGTGAGATGCGCAAACAACTGGGCTGGGTAGAACACATTTATGTTCTTGAGCTCCGTCTCCAGCAACACCGTATTGTCCATGATGTACGCTATGGCCTTGGCAATATCGCCTACGGGGTCAGCACTAGCAGTGTCCCAGCATGCCGTGGCTGCCTCTGATTTACCAGCACCCGCAGACAACACCGTGAATATGTCCTTGTCCTTAGCAACAGCCATTCCACGGGACGCAGCGTCCAAGGACTTCCGGGTTTGTAGCTTCTCCAACTGTCGTGCCTTCGCCTCGTCCGTAATGAGGACCTCCGTCTGATACTTCTCCAGATACTGCGACACCTCGAACCACTCCAGTCTCTTGCGCTTTGCCCGTGCACCCTCAGCAACCTTCGTTGGCGCTATCTCCGTCTGCTTCGGCAACACAAACTTCAGGTCCAACGCATCACTGGACTCAAGGGGGATTGCATTCTTCCCCACCAACATTTCCTCTGCCTTCTTGTACACCACCTTCTTGATAATTTCCCGCTTCACTATATCCTTATCCGACGTAGTCACACCACCAAGATTGATTTTCATACCCACTCACCTCCTATTCTGCATTCACCTCTACCTCTATCTTGCCATCTGCTGGGTCTGCAGATGCAGAAACTGCTTCTCTTGCATAGCCAACCCGGGGACCAGACGAGTCAGTGTCATGGCATATCGTTCCCGCTACCGTGCCATCAACAACTACAGGGTCACCTACTGCTATATCCGTCGACCTGTTTGCCTTAGGTGTCACTCGCAGCCTCACCACAATTCCTCTCCGAGGCTTTATCACCCCGACCATCTTGTTGGCTTCAGCCGTCCCAGTCACCGGGTTCTTTGTACTTGCGAACGCAAAACCCAACACTACATCCGATGCGGTCGCCTTCTTTACCTTACCTGCTGCCGTCCCAAACGTCAACACATACCCGCTGTCATCAAGTGCATCCTCCGATTCAAATGCCTCTACCAACGCATCTAACTCCAAACTCATTTCACATCACCTCCTACTCAATCTGCACCTCATCTCCTAATCCCAACTCATCCAACACTTCCTGGGCTACACTCGTGCCACCAATCCGTACTGACTTTTCTGAACTCTCTGGCTTGCTCAATGCAACACCTTCCTTAACCTTACCCAAGAACGTGATTGCTTCCTCAACACCCATGTCCTTCACCATACCATCCGCATCCAATCCCAGTTCTTTGACCTCGTTCTTCAGCACCTCCAGCTCCTTCTTCCTGTATCCCTCTAACTGCTCCTTTACCTGCTCTAACTCATCCTGCAACGCACTAAACTCCTCGAGTGTACCCTCGCCCTTAGCCTGTGGATATGGGTATGGATACGGCGTCTTCATCATATCTGACATGACTGCCACTACCTTCTGGATGGTTTGCCGGTCCAAGCCCTTGGCCGACAACTTATCCTTGAGTGCCTTCAACCATTCCTGCATCGTGGGTCGCTCGCCCTCTGCCTTTGCCTTCGGATACGGATACGGGTATGGAACCTTTATCAATGTCTTCAGCACCGAGACTACTGTATTAATTTGTATTGGGTTCAACCCCTTCTTCTTCAGTCTATCTCTGACCGCCTTCAAGAACTCATTGAACGTTGGCTTCTCCAGCTCTACGACCTCTTCCAGCACTTCTTCAACTACCTTAGGCACATCTATCTCCTCTTCTTCAGCCATACCTTCCATCATCACCTCCTTTGCCTTCTTTACCTCGGCACCCGGTACTGCGGGTACCTTAACAAATGCTATCCTTTCAAGGGTACCATCCTTCGCCACACTACCATCCATGACAACGTCAAACTCCCCGGATACACTGTCGAACCCTTCCTTTAATATCTTGTCCTTTTCATCGAACACATAGCCTTGGTAGTATATCTCACCTGATGGTGTCAGCGAAAACTTGGTTGCATACCCCACTATCTTGTCACCACCATGCGTGATGACAAACGGCATGTTCGAGTCGATTTTCTCGTATATCTTTCTCACTGTATCTGCCGTAAACGTAATTGTCTGCCGGTCCGCAGTAGTAAAGGTGCCTGGCTTTAGCAACGGTCCCGAAACTACCAGTGTTTCGTCTGCAACCTTCACATCTGACTTGTGTGCCACGCTAAACTCAACCATGGTACCTCGGATATAGATATCGGGGAATAGTATAAAGTAGTTTTGTAATGTGAACACGCGGGCTGGGACTTACAAAACCTATTTATATGTAGTTAGTGTATTTATTCTACGCCCCGCGAGTCCAGAAGATTAGAGAAGCCAAGGGTTCGGACCATTCCAACCGTTCAACCGTCCAACCGTCGGTCCAACCCTGCTCTCTAATCACAGCCCAAATGAAACGCCCCTGGACTCCTGAGTAAACTTTGGTAAATTTGTTAAACGGGTTCACTCTGTTTACAAATCTTGGTGACAATCTTTCACTTAAGGTCCTTTAATATACTTGCTTAGACAGCTTCACTTTCCTGAATCAACCTCACTAACTTCACCAACTTCACTCAGGGGCAATCTCACACTCCCACACCTTCTCATCTGGTCCTGTCCTCGTTGCTACAAACGTCAGCCCCCTCCTCAACTTATACTTCACCACCAACGGTTCCTCTTGCAACACACCCAACGTCCCCGAGTCCAGTGTCATCAACCAGGACGGCGTTGCCTTAGTCCTGTTATACTCTGTACCCGGCGGAACAGCTACCGTTTCCTCTGTATCCCAGAACTCATCATACTTCGTCTCCTTATACACACCCGGAACTGCACCCTGCCTCGGGTCCTTAGTCATCTCCCACTGCTTAACCTTGTCCCCGAATATCGCCCTAAATATATACACGTCCCTCGAGGGCCCGCGCCGCTTCACCACTTGCCCCCGCCACCACTGGTACTGCAGCAGCCACCTATTCCCAGCAAACTTCTTGAGCCACAACCTCCTGAGCTTCTTCCTCCTCTCATCCCTTTCCTTACCCGTCACTTCCCAGTACCTCAGCTCCTCCGGCACCTGCTTCTCCAACTCGCTCGGCAACCCACTTCCTTCCTTCGGATACCAACCCTCGCGTATCGCCCGCAGGCTCAGCACATACGGTTCCTCTGACTTGCACTTCCAAAACATCCACACCGGCTCACCCCTCAGATGCAAGAGCCGAGTTACATAGCGGCCTTTTAGACGTTTACCATGAAAGAACCACTCCCTGTAATACGGCTTCTGGGCACCCCGCTCATAAGTACCCTTATCCACAATGACCATGACCCCAGGCCAGTTCTTCGTCGCAATTACCCCACCCGGCGGGTCAACCCTATTGTCCACTTCCAACCACTCATGGGGCTCATCCTTCTTGGACTCAGCCAATATCTGGTGCCCAGGCTCATCCAACGGCTCCAGATACCTATTCCACTGCTTCTCAATCCTCCTTATGTCCTCCAGCCCCCGCACCGGCTCTTCAATCTTGCCCTCATCCAGGTTCAGTGTCCACCCTTCCAGTGGCCCACCCGGCGTCTTCTCTAACCTCAAGTCACCATGTATGCTCTTACCACGTGCATGTAGTTGGAGTACAAATCTTAACGCCCCTGACTCCCGAGCCTTCACCCTCAGTATCCCAGCCTTCCTCGCAATCTCCACTGCCTCCTCCACCGTATCTGGCAACGTCTGGTCTGGCCGAGACTCATACACTGGACACTCATACACTGACACCCGACCATCAGGATACTGGAACAATGTATGTGGTATCACCGTTAAAATGGTGCCCCGGTCAAAGCGCCTCGCTATATTTGATGTCTTCCCCACGTTCATAACCCAAGCCTTCGTCTTCCCCAGCGCCATCTCCTCTGTGGCTGGCATCCCCTTCTCTGCTAAAAGTCCCACCGTATAGTTGTACACCCCTTCTGTCCGGGTGGGATTCCTCTTCAACACAACCACATGCAGGTCCGCACTCTTCTTATACTTCACCCAACTCGCGATATGACCCGTCAAGGGGAACGAGTCCCGCATACTCTTTATCATGACGCCCTCACTACCAGGTAAGTCCCTAATCTTCAGGAGCAATGCCTTCAACTTCCTCACATCCAACTCCTCCAACACATGACTCGGCACATTATTCCACCCCGGCTCCGGTACCTCATCCGTTTCCTGCCATCCACCCAGCTTAGCCACCACACTGCGCAACCTAATCCTCTGCTCCAACGGCCACTCGTGAACATCACCCTCCGGCTGCAGGTCATGGTGCCTCTCAGGTAGCCGGCACCAAATCACGTCCCATACATTTGCAACCACATATTTGTCGTCTGGGATGCCCCGCTGGTTCACGTAGCCAGAAATTTCCTCTCTACCCATATGCTCACCATCTCTCCAACCCTCTGTCTCAGTCATCAACAACAACTCCGGACAAGGGTGTTGGCGCAACGCCTTCATCAGCCGAGGGAACCGATGTTCGCACCGCTTCCCAGAGTCTGTGAATGCTACTATCTTGTCACCTTTCTTGTGCCACTCCACCACGAGACCATCATACTTCTTTTCGCAGTTATGTACCAGGAATCCAGTTGTATAGGTATTGTCTTCTGTTTCAAAGTTATACACTAAACCAGTGTAGTCAACTGAAAATACCTTTTCTACTCTGACCCAAATGTCACCATCTTTACAAATCACATTTTGTGACGGATGTGGATAGAAGTGCACGAAGTACTGGTAGCGGGACCTATTCACCCTAACCCAGAATCCTAACTTCAAACCGAGCAGGCGTAACTGGTATGCAAGCACTTTACTCTGTGTACCCGCCACCCAGCCAAACTCCGTCTTGCATCCATCACCCCTGAGGTAACCCTCGAGAAATCTCCTCAACTTCTTCTTTGGTGCAAGTAGCACCCACACCGGTATCTTCTTCTCACTTGCTCTTGCCCCAAACTCCTCGGCAAACCACCTCGCATGTTTCGCCGCATACAAGTTCACACAGTACGATGTCTGCGTCTCTACAACTGCTGCTTTGCCAAACACCCTCCGCACCAGCTCAGCTATATGCTCATATGCCTGACTGTTTGTCCATATCACCTCTCTCAACCTTCCTGTCCCAACTTCCCTACCTACACAACCTTCAGCTACATACCACCCGAACAACTCGAATGCATCCTCGTCCCACTCGACATCAACCTCCTCCTTAATCACTGGTACCCTAACATAATCATACCTCCTAATCTCCTCTGCAGGGACCCAACCCTCGAAGATTGGCTGGAACTTATCCTCCCTCCAACACCCATAACACGACCCCCGACGGGCTGCTGGAGAGCATCGAACAGTAGAATCCCAGCACCTACGATATCGTCGAACGTACACCGGGTGCTCAGGTGTCATCTTAATCTCAGGTAGACCCACTACCTTCACACACACTAACCTACCGTCATACGCCCGGTGCATCGTCGCAACCACCCTCTGTGTCCTCCCATCCTGTGAGACAGTCACGTCACCTTCTCTCACATCCTCGATAGGTGCACCAAACCCAACCACGGTACCTGGCGGAAAGCACACGAGTGGGTAGTCCTCAGGTTTAAACCTCGCAACCACCTGCTCCACCTCCGTGACCTCTCCCTCATGGTACCCCACACTCGTCTTGGGCACAGGGACAAAGCGGAACAACTCTACGCGACCAGCCATCTCAACGAACCGGTGGTGTGGTACGAGGACGAGGTCATAGAGGGTAGCGTGATTGGTGAAGGGTCCCATGAGATGCTGGGTACTCGGGTCGTGGAACTGGATACGCCAGCTAAGCTCAGGAGGCAGTGCCCGACCTAACCTGAAGCGAATGGGATGTAAGATACTTTCAGGTGTGTCGTCGGGCATATCAATCATCAGGTCAATATCCCCTTTGCTGGCACCCCAATTCGGAATACCGCCCACGACCTTGACGACACCTTCCCGCAGCACAATCGGCTCCGCATAGTACTCGTACAACTCGTCCAATGTTATGGGCTCACCCAACGGCTTGTCCCTCACGCTGTACACCGGTGCCCCAAGCTCCGTATACTTCATCCCCCGCCTCTTCATCTCCGCAACCACCAACTCATAGTACTTCCTCACCTCCTCCTCCGTCATACCCTCCGGGCGCTTTTCCTTGTGCCTCCACCACGCATGTGCCAAGGCATGGGCTAATCTGAGACCCGCGTCCGACTCTTTCTTCAGGACACCGGGGTCTTCTATAATTGTCTTCCAGCTAAACAACCTCACACCTTTCCTTGACTCCAACTCCTCGACTTGCTTAGATAACTTCTTAACCCTTTCCTTCAACTGCTTCTCCAACACTTGCAGTCTTCCCACACGCTTATTGTATTCCACCAGCAATGGTCTCATCGTCATCACCTCCTATTAACTCATCAATATCTTCATCCCTCAGTAACCGTACTACCATCTGGGTAATATCATCCAACTTCCTCGATACCTCAACTATCTGGTCCACCGTCACAGGCTCGGGGAGTTCACTCAATAGTGCTCTAATCTGGTTCACCGTAGGCACTTTAATCTTCGATACCACAGCACCCAAAGCCTCAGCCCGTGCCTCGACAGAATTACGGAGCTCCTGAACCAGTGACTGGATGCTACCAAGAAGTTGTAGTTCCCTGCTACTACTCTCACTCAGGTCACCTAAAATCTTGAGCACCTCCTCCTTATCCTGAGGATACCATACACAACCTGCGCCTCCACCACCCCCGCCACCTGTCCAGGGACCAGTACCATGCTTCTCCGATAACAACGCGTCAATGTCTTCTGGTGTAGTACCTTCCCAGCTCCCACTCCCGTGCTTACTCTCCAACGACATCTTATCACCACTCCCCGCTATAAAGTCATCGGGCAGTTTGTCACATATCTCATTGGGCCAGCCACCCAAGATTATCTTACCGCATTGTTCTTCAGTTCCATTAGTCATGACCCACAGGAACTCGGTCTTGTCACTCACAGTTGTAGAGAACAAATACTTAAACTTGCCTGTAGTCCCAATTTCATCACATGAATCGGAGTTCACAACCTTTGTGTTGTCAGATAACCTATACACAGAGATGGTCACAGAGTCACCCGATGAAAAGGCACCCAAAATATACGTGGACTCAGTCTTCAGATATCTCATATCATCACCTCCTGGTCAACACACACAGGCTTACGGGACAGCTTGACTTTCCAAACTGTCGGTCTGTCGATAACGAATGAGAGACGGTAAGACTCGAAACCTGGCGCCGCAATAAGTAGGGTATGCGGGGTTTGCATCACGGGAGTGTCCCAATGGTCCTGGTCAAAGTAGCCGTAGGTGAGTGTTTGTTCGGGTATTTCGCCGTTGGCATCGGTGGTTTCGTCTACAACGAGGGTGTTGTTTTTGTCCCAGATTTTTACGGATGCGTTGGGTATTGGATTTTCTGCTTTATCTACGACTTTCAGGTTGAATGTGTATTGACGATACACTTTTGATGATGCATCCCAAAAAGCTCCTACCCATTTCCAATCAGTGTCTATGAAGTACAAATCGGCAGTGGAAGACGCAAGATAAAAACTATTTTGTTCTTCTTTGTCTGTCACTATTTTCTTCATCACTATAGGTTCGTGCTGATTTATCCATGTTGTTGCATAATCTACTTTAGCAAGGCGAATGTCCTCTGCGGTAGTAAATATACCCCTTAAACCGTAATGTGAATGAACAAAGTAAAGACGATAAACATCCATTTGTACTGGATTCCCAGAGAAATCTATGTGTTCAAAATTACAATTCCATATTTTTGTTTGACAGTTTGGAGCAGTACCAAAGAATACTCTACCTCCAGCAGAAAGTGTGGTAGAATAAAGTTCAAGAGAAGCATACTGAAACACGTGAACTATGTAAGTATTTTGTTTCTTTGCATGTATAAAACAACCTCCAGATGTCATCTTCTTCTCAGAATCAATTACTTTTCCGAACCTAACATGTCCATTCTTCCTTATTTCCAAGAACATGCCAACATCCTCATAGACCATTTTATTTGTATCTATAAGCCAGGTTTCAATGCCTTTATGAGCAATAGTCAATTTGCATCTAAACTCATACTGATTATCATTTTGTTTACTCACCACACCCCACTGCCCCTGCACCACACTATAATCAAAACTTCCACTGCCATTCACACCCACTACCTGCGTCTGTGTCAGTTCAGTCCACAACTCATCCGAATAATATGTCCCGTTACCTGTGACCACGATATCCTCTGTCTGGTCATTACCTGCCTCATCCTTTCCTATCAAGCGAATGGTAGCATCCGTAAACCCACTCCAATTCTCAATTGTAACCCACAAATCGTGCTTCGCTCCACCCATCACCATCTCATCGGCGGGGCGTAGTGGGTACGAGTTGTCCACAGGGTCAGTATCAACGCCGGTGATGCCATCACGGTTTATGAGTGTAAGAGTACCGGCTTTGTCAGCCTGGTAGATGTCCTCAAATGTACATGGCGCATCCTCAGAATACCCAACTACAGTAATACAATTAGCTCCTGGGTCATAACTGATACCCACTACGCCTCACCTCCAGTGCTTAACAACTACCTTTCTTTCCACCCGTCTTCTTGCCAGAGCCCCGCTTAGTCGAACTTTGGCCTCGGCCACCAAGCCGACGACCTCGACCATCACGGGCACCCCAGCCTATGGGTCCAGTTCCATTGCCATGTGGCATACACATCACCTCCTATGCTTGTGTGAGCATAACATAAGTTACTTCCTATGCTTGCGTTGACCCTCATCAAAGACATCTCTTACTGAGCGTATATCCCGCAACTGCCTCCAATCCACGTTGAGTAGAAACCCAAACACAATGAGCACCAGGCCATAGTACTCGTGACCCAACACCTCAATGTCAAAGTGACCAAACGTAAACAAGTGCTCCAACAACAAGAAACTACCACTCACTATGCACACACCACCCAATAATTTCCTTATATACCTCCTATCCCAACTATACCCACTCATCTGATGGACCTCCGAGACGTGATTACGGATGTGTGACGCGGTGTAGTGGATTGGATGCTGAGAGTGACGAGGGACTTGGTGTGAAGGTTAGTAAGGTTTTGAAGTTTGAAAGTATGAGTAATGGAACCAGTAAGGGTAGAGGAGCAGGGGCATATTGAGCTGAGGGAACGGAAACGATGCAAGAGACCTTGTGTAGATGAGGAGGAAGAGAAGGAACCTGAAATGAAGGTAACAGGGTACAAGGTACCGGAGAGGGTGGTAGTTGAAGAGGAGTAGCCTGAGAGGGAGAAGGATTGGTGGAGGGAGGCTTGGGTGGTAGAGAAGGGTGATGAGCTGGCGAGGAGGGAGCGGACGGGGGAGAGGGTACCGGAGCAAACGGAGGTCGCGGGGATTTGACTGGTGAGGCTGAAGCATCGGAAGAGGTGGGCGGTGGTTGTGGATTGGGAGGGGGTGATGCCGGAGAGGATGTAGAGGAGGGAGAGGGGTGCTTGGGTAGATGAGATGGCGGATGAGCTACCAAGGAGGCGACGGAGAGGGGAGAGGAGGGCTTGGGTAGAGAGGGATGCTTGGGAAGTTGCGCTGAGGGAACGGAAAGGTTTGAGGACTGAGGATGTGGTGGAACTGGCGGATGAGGAACCGGAGAGGGGGAAGGTAATGGAGAGGATGGAGGAGGTTGTGGATTGGGCGGGGGAAGAGGCGGACAGGGACCAGAGGAGGGAGAGAGGGGCGGTGATGGTTACGAGGGCGGAGGAAATGCCAGAGTAGTTACGGATGCGTTTGGCGGTGCCCAGAAGAGATGAGGAGGCGTCGGAGGTACCGGCCAGTTCGGCACAGTGCTCTTCGGAAGAGGCAGAACTAAATGTTGGTTCGGGGTCATGGTAAGGAGCGACGAACACCCAGTCTATCTCGGTGTAGGTATCGGGTGCTCCCGATTCGCGACGACTACCGAGGCGGACGCGCATGCAACCGGCGGGTGTGTGTTCTGTGAAGTGGTACCATTGGGAGGAGGGTGTCAGCCAAAAACCAACGTCACCGTCCTTCCACTTAATGTGGTACCGTCGCCATACCGCAGAGTCCCAGGCAGGGTGAACGTAGTTGCAGTAGCGGGTCCCGTCCTCGGTGTTTGCGATGGAGGCACATCTGCCGTAGGCATCGATGTAGTTGTAGCAGGCAACATTGGCCTCGGAGTTGTCGCAGTCCTTAATCATGCGGTTAAAACCGGCGTGGTCCCAGCGGTTGGATTCGGCACGAAGGAAGCCCTTGAAGACGAGTTGCTTTGGTTTTTGGAAACATGTAAGAGACAGCACATTGGAGTTGTAGCCAGTGTAGGGTTTGATTCTGAGCTTACTATCTGCGACCTCACCATCGAACGCAGAGTCAATCCACTTGTTGGTGTCGACGCTGTCACCTTCAAAGTCATCGAAGAAGTCGAAGGTATCATCACCGTTTCTGGTGGTCTGTACACCACTCCTACCATAATACACATAAATGTCAACATTGCTGTCCAGGCTATCTGGAATCTTCACCCACACATCTATTGGGTCAGCACCCAGGTCTTCTATCCAGTATTTGAGTTCGGTCTCACCGTCCGACCTAGTAAACCGTATGTCGTGTGGGAAGTTCTGACAGTGACCCTCAAGGTGAAAGTCACCACCTGACGATGACCCAATCTTCAGGTGTACCGCGTAGTTGGTACCCACGCCAGATTGTCCTTGTATGGTGATTTTCTTCCTGTACTCCCAACCACTCAGCCAGCCCATGTTACTTCACCAAAATGGGTATAATGCCCCAAACTATACCATGGGGTGTAGAGTCATCATACACAATGAGTTGAGCATCATAGTATCTTTGTTCAATGTTCATCCCATACAACTTAATACGCACAACACCATTACCTATGGTCCAATCAAAGACATCGGGGTAGTCATCGGACGATATGACTGTTTCATCGAACACCAGGTCCATGCGAGTCACACCGCTCAGGTCTACTGGCTCATTGTCTACCAGCAATTGCAAATCTATAACATTATCACGGTCCAGATATACTGTTTCCATGGCTCCATCTGAACGTTATACCCGGGGGGCTTAGTCTAATGTGACATCCAAGTCCCCAGCCTTAAACTTGGCTGTGTCTCCCGCACTTATCGTCTTGGACTGACTCAGCGACCCATACGCCAACATGTTTCCACCTGACTCTGCGTCCATCAGGGCAAAATGTGTGATAGTGCCCCAATCGCCAGTGGCCTCTGGGAACTCTATATCGGTCGCATTGTCGATGTGACCACCAGATGCATTGTTCCAATCTGACCCACTGGTCTGCACCCTCGCGTAGCCGTTACCAGACGGTTCATTGAGACCACTGCCGTCCTCTCCCGGGTCTGCTGTGCTCAACGCCACATATATGTATGACGGCTGTGAAAACGCCGTCTTCATAAATATGTGGTCCAACAGCTTGTTTTCCAAATAGTTCGAGAAACTACCCATTCACATCACCTCCTAAGCTTTTTGACCATAACTACCTTACCTCCTTCGTCTTACGCCAACTAACACTATGCTCATCCTCACTCCATGGCGTCTCAATCTCAGGTTCGGTACCCCGCTGAACATCCCTCAACACATCACCTGGGGCTTTAGACCCTGGAGGACGGGTCGTGGGAATTTTGAATAACTTGCCCCTGACCTCCGCGGGGTACCCAGCCCGTGCCCTAATCTCCTCAAGGGTAAACGCCCCAAGACTCGCCATGATGCTCGCCGCCCTGAACTTCTCAATCTTAGCGGCCTCCAACTCAAACCCATACTCCAATCTTAACTTATCGTATGGTAGGGATGCATCCACCATCTTGATGCGACGTTTCAAGATATCCAGTAACACAGGCTCAATCTTTGTCATGAGTGCTGAGACCTTAATGCCTACGAAACTACTACTCACCAACTCACTGGCATAGGACCCACGGGCACGACCAGAAACAGTGGACTCGGGGAGGTTCAGGGCTTGCCAGACTTTCTCGTCGAGCTGGGCTAACAACTCGTTGGACTCCAGGAACTTGGTCTTTGATTCTACGACCCCGATTTCAATGTTGTCTGTGGTCACGTAGCCCTGGTCAGGGGCCTGGGTCTTGAGTTTGGTGATGTAATCTCGGATGGTGTTCTGGGCATCCTGGGTTGCTTTCTGGCGGCGCTCCTCGATGGTACCGGAGTAGCGGGAGATGTCGAAGAGGGAGGAGGAGATTTTGTGGTGCTCATGGGGCACCATTCGCCACCGCCATAGGACATCGATAATCATGGTTTGGCGTTTCCACCAGGTAGTGAGGAGGAGGCGTGAGAGGGGAGACGGGGAGTAGAGGGAGTAGGTAGGGCGACCTTTGATGTCGGTGAAGTAGATGGGAGTGTCCTTGAACTTGAGGTGGTAGATGTCCTTGTAGGGGTAGGTTTGTTCGTGGGTAGTGTCACCTTCGTTGAGGTAGAGGATTTCCGCGGTAGTGATGGTTTCGGTGAGGGAATCGAGGGTCCGGGGGCGCAGGGTTATGTGTTCGATGGGGAGGGTGTAGAGGTCTTTCTTGCGGATGAAGACGTTGCCATATGTGAGTAGGCCTTCGGTCCACTGCTCGATGAGTGAGGGGAAGCGGAGGGACTGGGAAATGGAGCTGGCGAGCTCAAGGCAACGGACCTCGGCGTCGGAACCGGTGAAGTCGGTGAGGCTAACACCGCGGTAGGATTGGGCTACGAGTGTGGAGAGACGGTCGATTGCACCCCCGATGTCAGGTTCGTCGTGGTATAGGAGACTGTAGGCTTGGAAGGGATGCAGGCTGGAGAAGTTGCTACGCTCGACGAGGGTCTTCACGAGTTCAGACCCAATGCTCTGGGCTTCGGTCACCGGGCTAGTTACACCAGCCAACTTCACGAACCACTTGGCCAGCTTGGCAAACATACCGACCACCTCCTAAAATGCCTGGCACACAGCTACCTCAGTGACAGGCAAGGGCTGAGTTGCCAGGTACCAAATGACATTTGCAACACAATCCGCCACATCCTTGCTGCCCTGGGGTGGATGGTCCACTTTCTTCTCACTCACAATCACCAGGTTCTCAGTCTCATGCTCCAACACCTCGTCCCACACTACCTCAACCTGTCCTGCCGCATCCAACTCCTTCCACCTATCATAGTCCTCTTTCCTCACAATATGTTGCACCGGCGTAACGCCCATGTTATCGAGAAACTCGATGAGTTCGGGGTACATCCATGTGTCGAAGATGACGGTGATGATGCCGAGGGTGTGGATTTTGTGTTCGAGGTATTCGCGGATAAGGGATGGGGAGATGTAGGGTTTGTCGTGCTCGCGGGTGAAGCGGGTGACACCATCTACGATGATTTTGTTGTCAGGGGATATGTAACCGGTGGCAACACCGAAGGAGTCGTTGCGGACAGCAGGGTCAATGGCAAGGACACGGGTAGTTAGGACGGTAGGTTCGGAGGTAAGCACGTTGGTAGTACGAGTGAAGTGCAGAGGTTCGGGGAACATTTGACCTGAGATGCTACCGGGTTGGCAGGCGTAGTCTCGGTAGAAGGCGGCGAGGTCAAAGCGGTGTTCACGGCGGAGTTCTTCTTCAGTGTAGTTGGGATTCATTTCCCAGGTGGGGAGTAGGTAACGGAGGGTCTTGGGGTCGTTGCGTTTGTACAGGGTCATGATGATGTCGTTGGGGTCCACGGGTGAGGAGATAGCGATGGTATGGCCAGCGTCCTTGAAGGTGTCGGTGCTCTTGCGGAGTTTGGTGTAAACTTGCCAAGCGCCCCGGCGACCGGCGGTTCGTTCGAAGTTCGAGACCTCATCTAAGATTACGGTTTTGTTGGAGCGGCCAATTGCAGTGGTGGACCAGGAGGACAGGGTCTTCAGGGAGAGGTTCTTGGATTTGTCGCGGACCTCGAGGTCACGGATTGAGAGGTTGAACTGGGTGAAGAAGTCGGTGTCCTCAATCATTGTGCGGGCATTGGAAAAGACGGAATCCAGGGCTTGGGACTCGGAAGTGGAAACGATGGAGATGGTGATGGGTTGTGAGCGGAGTAGGTGGAAGTGGGCTTGTGGGTTAGGCAAGGTTAGGAGCTGGGCGAATTCAACGACTGCGAACATGGCAGCCAGGGCAGATTTGCCCGCACGCATACCACATGCCAGGACTAAGTCACGGTAGTTGTGGGAGTAGAAGGTTTGCATGATTTCACGTTGCTTCGGGAACATTTGTACCCCTACCACCTCTTCAATAAACCAGGTGGGGTCCAGACGCAGTTTCAGTGCGATTTTTAAGTCATTCAACGTGCGCCACCTCCAATGCCCTAAGGACCTTGGCTTGGCAGGCCGGGCACAACTCCCCGACGACTGTTTGGACGATATTGTTAATCTGAACGACTTGCACGTCGGGTACAGGGAGCGAACCTTCAATTTCTGCTGATACTACCAGTAGCTTGCGGATTTCACCCAACAGGCTCACGACTTGGCGCACGGTCCTGGAGTCCGGACGCGTTGTCATAATGAGCTCGGCTAACCAGTCTTCGGCGATGCGGATGCACTTCCAGAGCTTGGACCGGACGTCCAGTTCCAGGCGCTCGGATTCAGGGAGTTCGTGTTCTGTGACGTGCCTCCAGACTTGGTCGATGGAACAGGCAAACCTCTCGGCGGCTTCGGCCAGCGTTCGCCGCCCATCCAACAGGTCCCTCGTCCAGGTCGCCCCGAGTTCACCTGCTGAGCAGATGGGGCAGTCAGCCTGAGCCTGCGTCTGGGCCACCGGCAACTCGCTCACTGGTACTCACTGAGATTAGATACATG